GCGATGGTGTGCGTCATATGCCCCAACTTCCGCCGACCAGGTTGGCTTTTGGGGCGAGCAGGCGAAGTGTGGCGCGCGCGTCGTGGAACAAAGCCGCTTGCGTGTCAAACTCGACACCTGCAATGTTGAGAGACGGCTTAGCTTTCATTGGGCACCTTGCGCGGCTGGTTCGAGAGCGGAGCGTAGCAACAAGGTCAGGCCGCGGCTTGTAATTGGTGAATATTTTTTCTCGTTAAAATCTATAACGTAGTCAAGCGAAATCGCCGGCAGGCGACGCAATTGCGCATAAGTGCCTTAACGACTACGTGCTGCGTTGAGACGGCGGGCGGCAGGCAAGGGCGCAGGAATCGGGCAACCCTCAGTGCTGACGAATAGGCCGGGCTGGCAACGGTGGCCATTATCCATGCATGGGCATGTGCAGCCGCACGCGGCAGCTTCGTCGCCGCGAAGGTTCCGGGATTGCGCCTGCGCCCTCACACATCGCTCCGCTCCTCCAAGGCCGTGCGGCCGGCAGGAAGCAACTGCCCGCCCATCAGGGTGCGCCATCGCTCGCCCCCTGTAGCGCCAGAGAGCACCCTCCGAGCGTCCCGCATTGCCTCGTCAAGTTCGCAGACCGCGCCGCAGGTCGTCCTTGGCAATATCGCGCCGAGACGGGACGGATGGCGCTCCTTGTAAGGACCGCCTGGAATCTTCTCTCCGCTCCGGCCGGCGACCTGCCCGCGGACGCCGGACAGGGCTTTTGCGTTCACAAGGCGGGATAGGGCGGCTTCCAGGGCAGCTATACGGGCGATCTGTGAGGTGGTGGGCATTGCCTATTATCTGCATTTCGATAGGCGACATATGCGGTATGCGCGCATCCAGTGTCAAGTAAATTGTGCGTAAATCGCATAAATCAAAAAACTACGAACCCGCCTGCGAATCGCTCTCGACTCCTTACGCGTTCTCTGGAATCAATGAGAACGTANNCAAATGGGCTTGGCGCTAGCAGAAACCGCTTGCAGGTTCGAACTTCATGTCCGTTGCGCGAACTGCCACAAGGAAACGATTCGGGAGTTCCTGGTGCCGATCGATCGGGCGTCGATGGACGTAGACGAGCTCCTTATGAGCGAGGCGGTCAATCGGGTGCCTTACTCGTGCCACGCCTGCGGCGGGGTTGTGGCCCGTATTTTTGGCGTAAGGAGAGTATGATGATCGAGCAAAGGAGTGCTACACAGTTTGTTGTGGTTCCGCCACTGGCAAGACGAGACGCAATCGCCAGGCAAAAGGATAGGCTAATAGATTATTTGGGGAGGATGTTTCCTAGATTTAGCTTTAACATCACAAATCTTGCGCCTGTATCGGAGGACGAAAAGTTTATCATCTTTCCGATCATGAATTTTGCAACGCCCGATGGCGATTGCTACAGGTGCCGGCCGCTTGATCCCTGGGTCAAGTCGAGCATTGAGGAAGCGTTGTCCGCGTTTGCTGTTGCGTCTCCCCGATTGCTGAACTGAGCCGACGCCCTGGCCAAGGGCGTCTCTGCCTATGCGATCGGCATTTCGCTGACAAACCGCCGGACGAGGCCGAGCACTTGGACTTCGGTGCCGTTGTCGGCGTCGAAATCATGTTCCACGACGATTGGTTTGTGGCTCGGGTTCGTCGAACGGGGATGGAACTCGGTTCGTCCACCGTGGAGTTCTATCTGCTTGACCGACCACTCGCGCAAATGCCCGCCGTCACGAGTTCGTTGGACCAGCACTATCATGCCCTCGATCAAGGGGAGCTGGTGGGCGATGTCCTCGTAGGCCACACATATCGCGCGATCGCCCTCGAATATTGGCCGAGGGCGAAGCGCGTTCATGCTGTCGCCGTATATATCTACGGCGAATTGACGGGCATTGGGGAATTTCGAGTCCGGCGGCAGGTAGAGCGTTTCCGGCTCGTCCTGGTTGAGGTCTTCCACTTCGCGGAAGGCGCCGGCTTGCGCCGCCCCCGATACGATAACCGGCACCCAGCGTTCTCCGGACGGCCGTACGGTGGCGGAAACCTGCGGGGGCGGGACTCCGAAATATGCCGCAGCTCTTTCGATCTCTCCCGGTTGCAATTTTCGGTTGCCATTCGCCAGTCTGTTGATCGCCGACGAATGCACCCCGAGCGCCCGCGCCAAGCCGGTTTGAGATTTGCCCGGCAGGAGGAGGCACCTCTGCGCCCACTCTGTGTAAGGGTCGGTTTTCATCATGTGCGGTTTGCGCAAAATCCCCGGTTGACATTTTCTGTGCGTTAATCGCATAGTCTGCGGCATGTCAGCTCTTGATCCCGCAAACTCGATTATCGAACGCTTCGGCGGGCCAGAAGCCGTAATGAAGATCACGGGTGCGAGCCGTACGCGTGTTTACAGGTGGACACAGCCTCGCATCAAGGGCGGGACGGGCGGCGTCATTCCCTATGGCCACGCGCAGAAGCTCCTCAAATACGCCAGGGAGTTTGGAGTTCCGATTTCCGAGGTGGATTTCTTTGGCCCCCTCCGGCGCGGGCAGCGACCATAAAAGGACAACCCTCTTAGCGCCGTCAAGGTACGGTCAGCAAAGGTTTTGCAACATGAGCAGGTATCTGTGCGTGGATTTGGGGACCACAACGGGCTTCGCCGTCGGGTCGGGCAGCCACATGGTTTCCGGCGTCTGGAACCTGAAGCCCAGCCGATACGATGGCGGCGGCATGCGCTTCGTCAAGTTCCGCCAGCGACTCAATGAGATGCTGGAAGCCTACAAGCCGGACGTGGTGTTTTTTGAGGAGGTACGGCGGCACGCGAGCACTGACAGCAGTCACGTATATGGAGGACTATTGGCCATCCTGACTGAGTGGTGTGAGTCTAACAGCATTCCGTACTGCGGCGTCCCGGTCCAACACATCAAGAAAGGATTCACCGGCAAGGGCAATGCCTCGAAGGATCTGATGATCGCGGAGGCGGAACGCCGCGGGTTCGCGCCGGCCGATGACAATGAGTGCGATGCGATCGCCATTTTCGATTGGGCGCTGAAGAATTACGGCAGCAAGGCGGGCCACGCATTGACTGATCCTTTGCAGCAGCCATCGGCAGACGAGCTGGGCGAGAAAGCTGCGTGACTCAACTCTTCCCCTATCAGCTCGAAGGTGCGCGGTTTCTCGCCGAGCGCAAAGGCGCTCTATTGGCCGACGAGCCCCGTGTTGGGAAAACCTGGCCGGCGATCGTGGCCAGCGATTTCGTTTGCGCCGAGAATGTGCTTTGGATCACCAAGGGCAGTGCCCGCGCCGATCACCGCCGAGCCTGGCAAAAGGTCCAGGTGCTCAACCGGCCTGTGGCATCCATCTACAGCGGCGCCGATCGGCTGCCGGACTACGGTGTCATCGTCATTAGCTACGACCTGGCCACGGGTCCGTTTTTCGAGGCGCTCCGCCCGCGCCGACTTGATTCCATCGTGCTCGACGAAGCGCACCGCGTCAAAAACCTAGACGCGCGCCGCACGCAGCGCATTCTTGGCAAAAAGGCTCAACTACTGGGTGGGCTGGCGGAGCGCGCCGAATACGGCTGGGCGCTCACAGGTACGCCGTTTCCGAACAACTACGCCGAGATTTACCCGGTGGCCCGTGCGCTCTTCCCTGATGCGCTGCACACGCCGAAGGGCATCATGAACTACCACCAGTTCGAGCAGCGGTTCTGTGTCCTGCGGGATAACGGTTTTGGTCTGAAGATTGTCGGCAATAAGAATGCCGCGGAGCTTCATGATCGGCTGGCACCTTATATGCTTCGGCGTAAATTTACCGAGGTGTGGCCGGATGCGAGTCAGCCCGCGTTTGAGCAGTTGTACCTCGACGCGCAACTGAACCTTGACGAGCTTACCGCCGTCGAGAAGACCGAGCTTCTGGTCGAATTTGCGCCGATGTTGAAGCGCGCGCAGGACGCCGGCGACACGGGTCGGGTCGACGACATTATGAGGCACATCGAATCCAAAATCGGTCCTAAGTTGCAACGGCTCACTGGCGAGGCCAAGGCGTTGCCGTTGGCGGAATGGGTTTCCGATCAGATTGAAGGCGGCATAGGAAAAGTGGTCGTCTTTGCTTGGCATAGGTCCGTGATAACCGCGCTTGAAGGCGCGTTACGGCGGCACAACCCCGTTACGATAGACGGCCGCACTACTGGAAAGCAGAAAGATGCGCGGCAGCAGCGTTTCATGTACGATCCCCGTTGCGCTGTAGCTATAGGTCAAGTTATCGCAGCCGGGGAAGCCATAGACCTATCCGCGGCGGACATACTGGTCTTCTGCGAGAGTTCGTGGGCGCCTGGTGATATGGAGCAGGCATGGCGACGGATACTTAATGTCGGGAAGAAATGCCCGCTTTCGGTGTATTTCGGGACGCTGGCCGATTCCATAGACGAGCAGATACAGGCCGCGCTCGTACGCAAAACACAAGATATTGTGAAGGTACTCGGGGATGACCGGACAGCACCCGTCGGGCCGAAAGGTTAATATGGGCTTGGCGGGCCAAGCGCACATCGGCTTTGTGAATATGGAACCGGCCCGACTAACGGCTTTTGGCGAAATCCAGATTGGCCTTTCTGCCGGGATGGAAAGTGGCGGCCAGTTGAACCCGGCACATTCCCGCTGGTTAATGGGGCTCCCTCCCGAGTGGGACGTTTGCGCGCCTATGGCAATGCGATCGTCGCGCAAGCCGCTCAAGCATTCATCGAAGCCTATATCGAGTGCCAGAAATGTTGATTTAGACGAGGAAAACTTCTCGACATCCGGTAAGGAAGAGTTTATGTTCACTCTAACCAAAAACGAGGCAGACATGTTTCGCATAGAGATTACGGCCGGCTCGCCGATCGAGCTTGCGGAGGCAATCCGCGCCCTTGCTCCCATAGCCTTCGCGGAAGGTGCGCTCGTCGCGTCGGCGCCAATGACCATCGATGCCGCTCCGACGCTGGCTGCGGCCATCAACACCGAATCCGTCGAGCCACGGCAGCGCCGCATGCGTGCCCGGAAGAATGACACGACGGCCAACGCCGAAGCGGCTTCCGCTGCCTCGAATGTTGAAAGTGTCGAGAACTATACCGAAGTGCAACTCGATATCGAGCAGGCAATCGCTGAAAAGACGGATGTTACTGCGCCTGGTTCCCCGGACGAGCCGTTCACCATGACCCGGCCGGAGCTCAAGGACTACCTAATCCGCGTTTATCTCGTGGACTGCATCCCCGACCAGAACGACCGCCCGGCCGCCTTCAAGGCGCTCTGCGAAGAGAACGGCTTCAAGAACTTCACCGAGACGCCGGACGACAGGCTCTCGGCGCTCAAGGCGCTTGCCGACGCGAAGATCCGGCAGATCAAGAACGGAGGTGAATGACCATGAGCGATTTCGATTATTTGCCCGGCGCAGCTACGCTCGGTACTTGGGGCGGCGAGCCGTATCCGGTGCCGCATCGTGTCTTCGACAAGCTGGTCGAGAAATACATCGACGGTGGCACGTTCTCCGAGCGTGAAAAGACGCTTTGGGACTACCTGACCGATATCAACGAAACCGCACTCATGGAGCGCAAGCTGGCGCTCATTGAAACGGTTGAAGACCTGGGTATTTCTGACGAGCAGCTTGACGCGCTCGATATGGTGCGGACGGGCGAAGGCGCCGACCGTGACGACCACTACGGCCTTTATGCGTGGAGAGACCACGATGGCGGCGATTGTCCGGTGGCGGGTGGCACGTCTGTGTTTGTCCGCCGGCGCGACGGCTACGAAGATGAAAAGCCGGGTTTTGCGGCCTTATGGTCCCCCTGGCGCTGGGCGGATGATGTTTTGCCAGGGGAGAATATCGTAGCCTACCGCGTCGCAAGGCCGGGGGAGATCGCCTGCTCCTGGGAGGCGTCGCATGAGTGAAGCCCACACTCAGCGCGCTCACGCTACGCTGGCCCCCTCCGCGGCGAAACGCTGGCTCAGTTGCCCAGGCAGCGTGAAGCTGTCGGAAGGCATCCCGAACACGAGCAGCGTGTTCGCCGCGGAAGGAACGGCAGCGCATGAACTCGCGGCGCATTGCCTGGAGACCGGTGACGACCCGTCTACCTTCGTGGACATGTGGGTAGACATTCACGCGCGGCCGGGAGCGCCCCGGTTCGTCGATCTCGACGAGCCGCCGGACGAAGACATGCGCTTCTTTCCAATCACCGACGAGATGGCGGATGCCGTCGGTACGTATGTCGGCCATGTCCGATTGCTTGCTGCCGGTGCGAAGGGTGACGTCCTGACGGAAAGCGAGCAGCGCCTGGACATGACGCACTTGCATCCTGCCATCTTCGGGACCGGCGACGCCACAGTGCTCGATACCGAGGCGCGGCATCTGCACGTCGTCGACTTCAAATACGGCAAAGGAGTTGCGGTCGACGCCGATGAGAACCCGCAACTCCAGCTTTACGCCGCGGGCGCCGCGCGCCGACACCACAACCATTCGGTGGAGCGGCTAACAGTCTGGATCGTGCAGCCTCGCGGCCAGCATCTGAAAGGCCCCATCCGCTCGTTCGACTTCGACGTAATCGACCTATGGGAGTTCGAGGAAAGCGTCCGTGACGGCGCGCTGCTAACTGAAACTGCCGCCGCCGAGTACGACACGCTCGACCGTGACGAATGGGCCAAGAAGTACCTCCAAGCGGGAGAATGGTGCCGCTTCTGCCCGGCCTACGGCCTGTGCCCGGCCGCGCGGCAGGACGCCTACGACGCGGCCATGTATGAGCCTGGTGGCGTCACCTTGCTTGACCCTGAGAAGATGACGATGGACCAGCTCGGCGACGCCATGACGCGCCGCGAGCGGATCAAGAATTGGGCAGATGCCGTCGCTGCATTGGCGCACAAGGTGGCCGAAGGCGGCCAGCAGATTCCTGGCTGGAAGCTGGTGGCCAAGCGCGCCATCCGAAAATGGAAGGACGTCGCCGAGGCAGAGAAACACCTGCTCGGGCTCGGGCATGACAAGACCGACATCTATGCGGAGCCCAAGCTGCAATCGCCGGCCAGGCTGGAACGGCTGTTCCCCGGCAAGAACAAGGATGAGCGTCAGGCCGCGATGGCCGACCTCGTGAAGAAGGAAAGCAACGGCACAAATCTTGCGCCGCTGGACGATCCGAGACCGCCTGTCAATGTGGGCGCCGAGGACTTCGAGATGGTCGCTGGGGTTGATTGAAATTCTCGCCTGAAAGCGAGAACGCGGATTGAGCGCCGTCCGCAGAGTAAACGTGCGACTAAATTGTCGAAAGCAGAGAGAAAATGAGAACGATTGAGGTCATCAAAAGTAAATATCCTTCCTTCCTGAAAGCTAAGATTGCAGGCGTGAACAGCGATCGCGTCGTTCTCCCGGTTGGTCGCGGGCTCTGGCCGGCGCTCTTTACTGCGGTCAAGCCGAGCAAGGGGGAGGGTGATCCGAAGAGGTTCCAGTATGGCATCACCGTCTTGATCCCTGCTGGGGCGGATATCTCGGCACTCCGCGAACGCGTCAAAGCCGTGTTTGAGGAAAACGTGTCGGAGAAACAACGCGCCGGCACCAAGTGGCGCAACCCGATCCTGGATACCTCGGCTGAAATTCCCGACATGGCCGACGAATACCCGTTCATGTTGCGTCTCAGCTCGAAGCAGTGGCAGAAGAACGGCACCGAACGTGCGCGTCCTGATGTCTTTGACGCCAAGCGCCTCCCCATCGCGACCAACCCTGGCCCCGAGGTCGTCTATCATGGTCGTTGGGTGCAATGTGTCGTGAACCCGTTCTGGTATCCTGCAACGCAGGGTTCCGCCGGAGTGTCGCTCGGGCTACTTAGCACGCAACTTCTCTGGCATGACAAACAGGATGCGCCGATCGCAGGTGGCCGCATCGACACGAGCGGAGACTTCGAAGAAGTCGAAGGTCTCGACGAAACGCCAGAAGAGGAGGCGTACGCATGAGTGAAGCGGCGCCTATCGGGCATAACAGCGTTGCTGCCGGTCAGCTTCGCGCCTTGATCGAACGGGTGGAACGTCTCGATGAAGAGAAGAAGACCATCGCAGACGATATCAAGGACGTGTACGCCGAGGCCAAGGGCACCGGCTTCGACACTAAGGCGATGCGCCAGATCGTCCGCCTGCGTAAGAAGGACCAGGTTCAGCGTGAAGAAGAGGCAGCTGTCCTTGAGATGTACCTTCACGCTCTCGACATGATCTGAGCGCACCAGCGGCGCGGCGGGATTCTGCCCGCCGCGTCGATTTCAACGAGAAAATCGGATCCATTATGGCCCATATTATGGTCGACCTGGAGACCTTCGGCACCAAGCCGGGCAGCGTTCTCCGCAGCATAGGTGCGGCCGTCTTCAGCCTCGATACAGGCGATGTCGGCAGCACCTTCTACCGAAACATCACTCGTCAATCCTGCGAGGCCGTCGGGCTTACGGCCGATCCCGCCACCGAGAAATGGTGGGCCAGCCAGTCGAGAGAAGCACAGGAAGCGCTCCTCGTCGATCCGCGGCCGATCGGCCAGGTCATCGACGATTTCCATGAGTGGTTCCGCAGCAACCGTGGCGTGCAGGTCTGGAGCCAGGGCGCCAACTTCGATCCCGTGCTTTGGGAAGCGGCCGTCAAGGCGCGCTTGGCCACGGCGCAACCCCCCTGGAAATTCTGGAACGTGCGCGACACCCGCACCGTGTACGAGGCTGCCTACTTCGACGACAAGGCCGTGCCACGGGACGCGACATACCACAACGCGCTCGACGATTCCCTCCATCAAATCAAATGCGTAACCGAAGCGCTGCGCCAGCTCCGCTATGCGTAAGGAGACCGTGATGCAAGGTATGAAGATCGTCACTATGCGCGGCGAGACTTACGTTTTCACCGCGCGGCCAGGGACACCTCCGGTTGGTACGCGTGATCTTGTGGACGGCACCATATTGCAAGTTACTCGGGGACCGCAGGTGTTGGGCATTTTCCCTGTGCGCAATGTCGAGGCGATCCTGCCAATCATTGAGATCGACGGCGAGGTGGCGTCATGACCGCCCGCGGTTGGAACCCCACGTTCACGGGTAAGAAATTCTGGCCATGGAACCCGAACCCGGCGGACGTGGATATTGTCGACATCGCGCACGGCCTGGCTCAGACGAACCGCTTCAACCGTCAAGCCAAGTTTCCCTACACGGTTGCGCAGCACTCCGTGCTGCTCGCCAACAATTGTCCGTCGGAAATGGCACTGCTCGCCCTGCTGCATGACGCTCACGAGGCGTACTCGCCGTATGGCGACGTGCCAAGCCCACACAAGACGCCGGAGGTCGTGGCGATGGAAGCCTGTATCGATCGCGCCATTTCCGCGAGGTTCGACCTGCCGTGTCCGATCAAGAACAAGGCCATTGCCGCGCTGGATGCACGCATTCTGCTGGATGAAAAAGTGCAGGTGATGACGCCGACGGATCACGATTGGCAATTGCCGGCCAGGCTGGAGCCCCTTGGGATCAAGATAGACCCCTGGCCGTGGCAGGTCGCTCGCAAGAAATTTATGGATGCCTTCAACCGATATTCAAAGATGTACCGGCTGCATGGGGGGTGGGCATGACGCAACACGTCGATCCCGAAAAGCTGAGCCGCCAAGAGCTTATCGAATATGTCTACAACCTGGAATCTCGCTTAGAAGAGGCCGGCGCCGTGCTAAGGGCGCAGCCACTGGCCAATCTCGCCAAC